GGGGGGGGGGGTGAAGGACATATATTACTATTTTCACTCGAGCGAAGAACTTTTCGGTTTGCTTTTGAGACCCTCTCAATGTTCGTAATGTATGCTCTCGCCATCATTATGTTCCTTCTTGGAACACTTGCTCTTTTGAGCACAACCCATAAAAAGCATCCAAAGAGAGAAGATGCACCTGCCTATCTCAAACTATCTTTTGATGGTGGCCAATGGTTTCGAAACAATTTTTCAACGCTTTTCTTTTCAATGCAAAGATTGGCGAATTTCCATGGACTCGATCTTGTCAAGCATCAAGGACCGACAATCGCTTCAACCTTCAGACCACCGAACTTCAAGGGAATCTTTAAGGAAGGCCACTTTCCTAAAATTCCCCAACAAACGCTTGGAGACATTCGGGAAAAAGACGCGGGGATCAAGAAACTTGTCAAGAAGGAAGGTTTCATCTCTTTCTATGTCACTGGATATGAATTCCTATGGGCCGAAAGAGATGGCAAGCATGTCTGTCTAAGCATCTCTTTGGTGATTAGGCCTACAGACGCAAGCAAAGAGATTTTTCCCCCAACTGCTCATATTCCATTATGGGCTTCCAAAGGGAATGCTGAGCTCGGCCTTATCGCGAGACATGCCAAACAGGCACAAGACAAAGATCGCACGGTGCTATGCCCTAGTACATTTGTACAATACTACGATTTCTATGAAGAAAGGGAAATTCGTCTAGAGGGCGATTTTCCGATAACACAATTGTAAAAAACTAGACATCGTCGGGGAAGCCAAGAACGGCCGCGATGGTGGCTGTGCCGATGCGAATGGAGTGGGGCTTGTGCAAAATGTCGGGTCTTCTGAAAAGAAAGACCACCAAAAATAGTAAAAAAAAATACATATAAAAAATATGTATATTCTTGTAGTATAGTAAAAAAAAAAATGGAAATATTACCTTTATTTACACATAAACATGTGAAAGTAGATAAGAATACAAATTCTTATATCATTCGATGTTTGCAGAATGATATAAGACCAGGTGTATATGCTATTGTGAATGTTCAATCAAATACTTGGTATTGTGTAGAAACAATATGTACTAAACACGGAATAGGGAGACCTGGTATATGGATAGGAACACCTACTAAAAAAACTTTATATTTTGGAGAAAAAGTAATGGATAGTCGAAAAACATATATACGAAAAAGTTTTTTCACTTCTAAACATACCAAGTTGCTTATTGGTATATTGGTAGAAAATTGTAATAATACATCAAGTTTTATACTTGAAAAATTTATAGTTCATAAGAAACAAGTAGAAGATGAAGATTATTATAAAAAAGAAGATGAAATACAAAATGAAAAAAATATGGATGAACTACATGATGTATATAATACCTATAATCCAGTGGATATGGATAATACTGTATTGGATGTAAATTATACAGAAGAAGAATTTGATAATATGGAAGAATTTGAAACATTTACATATCCAATATATACTATTCAAAAAAAATACAAATTACTGACTGTTCAACAAAATATTTATTCGGACGGTGTATTATTTCCTATTCAGCTTGGAATATCATTAGAAAATACAAAAACTACAGAAGATAGTAATATAAAAATAATTCCGTATTTGGAAGATACAAAACAATTAGAATATATTCAAGAATTAGAAAAAGGTCATTATATACAAAATATACCAGAAGACATATTTCCTTTTGTGTATAAGGAACTAGAAACAATTGATACAACAAAAAAAACACAATATGTAATAAAAGATAAAAAAACACAATATGTAATAAAGGATAAAAAAACACAATATATGTTAAAAGATATTTTTTCTTATTCTAAAGAATTTTTACACACGGTAGCTCTCGTTCAATATATGGAATCCATTATACAACAAAATGGAAAAGAAATACTATTTCTTATAAATAAAAATTCTTTATCAGATATTCATATTTCTGTATTACATGGATACAAGTTATACAAAGGTGGTAAGAATTGTGTAGATTATCCAAAAAATACAAATATATATAGTCATCCATATTATCATATAGAAGATGAACATGTAAATAGATCCAGGATACCAAAACGTATCGAATTACATCATTTTTCATATATTATTATTATGGGATATCCAGAAGAATACCCTTTTCAAGAAAGAATTGAAAAATATTATTATCATAATGAGATACTATTTGTAGATAATACAAATACAAATACAAATACAAATACAAATAGAAAAGGTGTTTATTTTAGTAATAAAATATAATAATAGTATATATATATACTAGAACATATGGGTAAATATAAACTATGTTGTAAAAAATGTATAGTGTGTATAATACATATTTTTTCTATACAATGTTGTAAAAAGAAAAAACGTAATACAGGAAATATGAAAATTCCTAATATACCAGATAAGAAAGATTCTGTATCATTAGACATTATAGAATCAGACATTGAGGATAATATTGAGGAACTAGGTGGTGATATTAAAGAAAAAGAAACAAATACAGAACAATACAAAGGCGCGATTGAAGAATATAGAGAAAATGTGATAGAAGAAGAATATAGAGAAAATGTGATAGAAGAAGAATATAGAGAAAATGTGATAGAAGAAGAATATAGAGAAAATGTGATAGAAGAAGAGTGGGTAATGGCATAATAATTATTTTTTTTTTACAAAGCTACAATTTTTAAAAAAATCTATATACTCTTGTCTTTCTTTATTTTTTCCATTGTAATGGTAATATATACATATACATGTAAAATATCTTTTAATAGGGCCTGTTTTTTTATCTTTTTCCAATGAAATTTGTTTTATATTATAACAAGGATTAATAATATTATAAAAACTTGTTTTTTTAACACTTGGTACAAGTATATTCATATGTTTTTCATTGTATATTTTGTATTCTGTATATGTTTTTCCAGAATTATATATATCAAACCCTGAATAATTTTTCTTTTTTTCTGTTTCTATTGTAAAATTACATACTTTTTGTAATTTTTCTGTAAAATAAGAAAATGTTGAATTTTTTTTATTTTGTTTTGAAAATGAAATATTTGTTCCAATTATAATATTATTAAGAGCTTCTTTCATAGTAATAGTATCACATTTCTTGCATTCTTTATTATTATCATAAATAAAGTGATTTTCGAAATACTTTTTGATAAGATTTGCTAGTTTTTTATACATAAATTTATTATTTGTAACGGACTTTTTACAATCAAAAAACAAAATTAATGGGTAGTTTATACCAACCCAAGCGAGAGATTTGTATAATTGAAAAACTTTTTCTAGTGAAATAGATTTTTGTATCATATTTGGTATAGTAATAATAAGTTCTACAGAATCGTCTAATACATTATTTGGATTAGATGTATCTATTTCTATATAATGGAACCGTGCGCCTTGTAACAAAGCATTTTTTATATTTTGTATTGAAATAGTATCATATTCATCACCTCCTGTAAGATATGGTTTGTATGCTGATGCTATATGATAATCTATTAATTTAGTATCATCAGAATATTGTATTTTTTTATGATTAACAAAAAAAGAAGGAAACTTATCTTGACTTGAAAATATATATATATTATTATTTATTCTATTTTTATAATATGTATATTGTATATTTACTATACACATTGTTATAGATAATACAAGTAGTATAAAAATAGTATATAGTATCCTATTACAAGGAGAAATAAAAAGACAAATAATACATATACTTAGTAATGTGCATATGGGATATATTGTAGAATATAGTATAGGGTATACTTTTTTAAATATAGGATACAAATATTCAAGTAGACTCATTATATATTATATAAAAGAGAAGTATAATATATAATATATTATAATATTTTTAACAATATGCGTGTAACAAAAAGAAGTGGAGACTTGGAAGATGTATCTTTTGATAAAGTATTACGAAGAATAAAACTGTTATCAAAAGATATACAAAATGTAGACCCAACAATTGTTGCCCAAAAGGTATGTTCAAGAATTTATGACAAAGTTACAACTTCTGAATTGGACGAATTGGCTGCAAGAATATGTACGGTTATGAGTACCGATATTCCTAATTATAGCAAAATTGCTTCAAGACTAATTATATCTAATAATCATAAAAATACACCCGATACATTTTATAAATCTATTACAAAATTGCATTCTATAGGAATAATTCAAGAGGAAATTTATTCATTTATTACAGAACATAAAGAGGAATGTAATAAAGCAATAGATGATAGTAAAGATTATAATTTTAGTTGGTTTTCTTTTAAAACATTAGAAAGAGCATATCTGTTAAAAGTAGACAAGGTAAATGTGGAAAGGATACAATATATGTTTATGCGTGTAAGTTGTGGTATTCATTACCCATCTATACAAGATATTATAGAATCGTATAAAGGAATGTCTAGTAAATTTTTTACACATGCAACACCAACCTTATTCAATTCTTGCACAATTCGTCCACAATTACTATCTTGTTTTTTAACAAAACCGGAAGATAGTATTCCAGGAATTTATAAATGGATTTCTGATTTGGCAAAAATATCAAAAGAAGCAGGTGGTATAGGTGGAACTGTAAGTTGTATTCGTGGAAAAGGTTCTTATATTAAAGGTTCTAATAGTTATTCTTCTGGAATTATTCCTATGTTAAAGGTTGTAAATGAAACTATGAAATATGTAAATCAGGGAGGAAGAAGAGCAGGCTCTGCGGCCATTTATTTAGAACCGCATCACCAAGATATTATGCAATTTTTAGAGTTGCGACTTAATCATGGAAATGAAGATGATAGAGCAAGAGATTTATTTACAGCAATTTGGACATCTGACTTGTTTATGGAGAGAGTAAGAGATAATGCTAACTGGTCTTTATTTAATCCAAACGAGTGTCCTGGATTAGATGATGTATATGGTGAAAATTATAAAATACTGTATACAAAGTATGAAAAAGAAGGAAAAGCAATACGAACATTACCAGCGCAAGATGTATGGAAAGCTATTACAAGATCACAAATTGAAACTGGAACGCCTTATATTACATTTAAAGATGCTTCTAATGAAAAAAGCAACCATAAAAACTATGGAGTTATTAAAGCATCTAATTTATGTAATGAAATTTTGGAATACCATGATGAAAAAGAATATGCTTGTTGTTGTTTAAGTAGTATTTGTTTACCGCAATTTGTGATACCAAAAGATATGACAGGTAAAAAAGTTGTTATTCATACACTTGAGAATTGTTCATATTGTGTTATGGCAAAAATGTTACTACAAAATAATAATTTGGAATACAAAGAAATTGTATATACAAGAGAAGAAGTAAAAAAGTTTGGAAAAACATATCCGCAAATATATATTGACGAAGTATGTATTGGAGGATATGATAAATTGAAAAAATTACTAGAACCTAGTTATGATTTTGTACAATTGGAAAAAATTGCAGGACAAATGGTTCGTAATTTAAATAAAGTGATAGATGTAAATTTATACCCTGTTCCAGAAACTAGATATAGTAATATGAAACATAGACCATTAGGTATTGGAGTACAGGGATTAGCAGATGTATTTTGTATAATGCGATATTCATTTGATTCTACAGAAGCAAACATATTAAATGAACAAATATTTGAAACAATATATTATGGTGCTATGAAAGCAAGTATGGAACTTGCTAAAACAGACGGATATTATGAAACATTTCCTGGTTCCCCATTATCTAAAGGACTATTTCAATTTGATTTATGGAAAAAAGAACCATCCTCAAGATATAATTGGGAATCATTGCGAAGTGAAGTAATAACACATGGTGTTCGTAATAGTTTATTAGTTGCGTGTATGCCAACAGCTTCTACATCACAAATTATGGGTAATAATGAAACTATAGAACCTTATACAAGTAATATGTATGTCCGAAGAACATTAAGTGGCGACTTTATTATATCTAATAAACATATGATCCAAGATTTATATAATATAGGAATATGGAACAAGGAATTAAAAGATAAGGTGATCGCAAATAATGGAAGTATCCAAAATATAGAAGGTATCCCTTCTACAATAAAAGAATTGTATAAAACATCTTGGGAACTAAAGCAAAAAGCATTGATTGATTTATCTATTAGTAGGGCTCCTTATGTATGTCAAACACAATCCTTAAATTTATTTTTTGAAGAACCTACAACAAAAATATTAACATCTGCAATGTTTTATGCTTGGAAGAGTGGGTTAAAAACAGGTGTATATTATGTTCGTTCAAGACCTAAAACACAAGCACAGCAATTTACAATTGACCCAAAATTACTAAAAAATAAAAAAGTCCAAGAGACACAATATGAATCATGTGAAATGTGTTCTGGATAATGTGTTCTGGATAATGTGTTCTGGATAATGTGTTCTGGATAATGTGTTCTGGATAATGTGTTCTGGATAATGTGTTCTGGATAATGTGTTCTTGGCAATGTGTTCTGGGCAATGTGTTCTGGGCAATGTGTTCTGGATAATATATATATAGAAATGGGAATATGTTCGTCGCATAAAATTTATCCTATTGATAAAAAAGATACAAAAAAGATACAAAAAAGTGTAAAAATAATAAAAAATGAGTCATTATATTTATCAAAATATTTTACACATACTTTCTTCCAAAATGTACATAGATATTCTAATGTATATAGAGATAGACATAAATGGAAAACAAAAATACTTATTTTTGAAACCACTATACAAATTATTATGATACAAGATAATAGAAAGAGAAATATATATATAAAACGTTTGAAAAGTGTATTTACAAATAATTGTATTGACGAATGCGCCTATAGTACAATACAATTTTCACTACAACAACTATTGCAACAAAGTCTAGGAGGAGCATATAATAATGAAATAATAGAATCATGGGTTATATGTTGTGAAGAAATATGTAAAATCATAAAATTATTATAAATTATAAATTCTATATATATACAGTATATAGAGTATATAGAGTATATATATATAGAATGTATAAAACAAATATACTTTCTGCAATATCTGTAATAGGTATATTATGTATAGCAATATTATTACATATTTATAGAATAAAAGTATGGGGTATAGATAAAGAAGAATTTTTTGGAGGAGATGTTGTAGAACATATGGATAAACCTAAAAAAGATAAAAAAGATAAAATAGATAAAAATATGACAGTTGGTGAGTTAGTAAATAATAAAGATATGACAGTTGGTGAATTTATAAAAAAAATTGTTCCAGACTTACACGATGAATTTTTTAAAAGAGGAGATATTAAAAAAATACAAGGAGAACTTACAACAAGTCAACCAAAAGACATTATGGGATATGTACAAAAAATGTTACATGGTTGTATGACATCACCTGGACCTCAAGGAATACAAGGAACTAGAGGGAATAGAGGAGCGGATGGTGGGACATATACACATATAGGACATTTAGAATATACTGGTTCAGATAAAAAAATGAAGGGTTCTATATTATATTATGATGCGAGTAAAAGGAATAAAGAAAGTTCTGTTATATATAAGAATAAAAATGAAGTATTGGAAAATAATGTATGGACATGTGATGCGGATGGTCTAATTCGTTTATACGCTGAAGACAACTTTTATCTAAAAAATAATAAAGATAAACTTGTAGTAGTAGGAGAACCGCGTTATGAGGATGGTACTATAAAAAAAGAATTCAAGTGGGATATATTACCACATTCTATAAAGAATGTAAATAAAAAAAAAGTAAAAGAAGAAAAAGTACAATTTGTACCACATAGTGTAAAATAATAATAATAATAGGAACAATCAGTGAAAATATGGTAAAGGAATACTATTTTGTAATATAGGAAGACCTGATAGTATCATATAACCTTTTTTTGCTTTTTGGTAAATAATATGTTTTTGAATAATCTTTTTTTCTATTTTTTTTACAGGTAATCCAGGAAAATCTTTATTAGAATGTAAAGAAATCTTAGATACATGTTTCTTTCTTCTATTTCTTTTCTTCATATCGTACAGGGTATGGTATATATACTATATGTATATACTATAACTTTAAGTATTTATAATATCCGAAACAACTTTATAATATAGCATATACGGAAGAAATATATTTTGTATATTTCTTGCTTCTCTGTTATTTTGTAACCTGTCAATATCTTTTCTTGATAAAGACCACGAACCTGTTGCGTCTAACATTGATATAGTTTCATCTAATTCATTTTCTATGTTCTGAAATGAATTATGCAATATATGTATCTTGTTAGACAGTTTATTTTGTTGTTTTTTTTCAAGTCTCTTTTCTATTTTTGATTTCATAGTATCTAATAATAGTTGTATTTTATCAAGGTCCTTATACAATACTTCCATGTAATACAATACTTCCATGTAATACTATATTATGTAGAATATATAATTCTTTATATGATATTATCTAGTAATACATCAGTAATAGTAAATCGTAGATGATATACATTTGTGGTTGTAGTATCTTGTATCATAGAATATAATTCTTCTTTGGAACAATTGTGTAATAACTGTGTTTTATCAATAATATAATGATTAATACTTGTATTATCATTTTTACATTGTAATACCTTTTTACATTGTTCAAGAGAAAATTGTTTTTCCATTTCTATATATTTTTCATATTCCCTAATATCGATATTTCTATAAAATAGTTCAAAAAATATATTAAGTACTAGTGCATGATATTCTGTATATGCTTCAATTGGTTCTGGAAATTGATTATCAATACGAAAAGCATGTATCAGTTCATGCACTAGTACTTTATACATTTCTTCTTTCCTCCAAATACAAATAACTCCATTATTATTATTATGAATATATGTAGTTGTACTACCACTATTTATATCATCATAAGTAATGATATTATTATATGGAATCTTTTTTATATATTCAGATGGATATATCCATAGAGTAAGTGGTTTTGTATTATGAAAATAGTACCTCATATATTGAATCCAAGTAAGTATTTTACGGATACATTTCTTCCACTTGTAAATAGTATTTTTTTGTAGAAAAAAATGTATGGTTGTGTTATCTTCTGTAATAGTCCAAGGGTATATAAATGTTTGTATAAAAATATTTTTTTTTTGTGAAGACATAAAAAAGTTTTTTTGTATTATATTTTTAGACTTTTGTAATATATTTATATTTTGTATTATTTTCATTTCTCTTTACTAATAGATGGTATATTATTTATATTCAAGTTTTTTTCTACAAAGTCTTTAATATATGTATCTAGGTTTACCTCTTGGTTTGTAGAATCTTTAGTAAATTCAAATGTATTATGTTCTAGAATCTTTACAGTCCACCCTGATAAAATAGCATTGAATACGAAAATCATCTTTTGAAGATATATAATTTCATTCGATAAAGATGGGTCTACTTTTTTTATTATCTTTGGCATATAGTAAAAGTATTATATGTATATAATTAAAACTATTATTGTGTATAAACGAAATTACATTATACCATTTTGACGATATAAAGAATATACATACTACTTTAATATATATGACGATACAAAGTAAAGTTAAAAAGAAAAGAAGAAACTCGGATACAAGGGTTACTCTTATAGCAGAGCATGAAAAAAAAGTTAAAAATATAGAAAATATAAATAAAAGTTTACCAAGTCTCAAAAAAAAGTATAAAGAATACAGGAAAGAACAAAAAATATTACAAGAAAAAAACAATAATCTTGGGATATTGGATACAGAAATTGGTGAAAAATTATATACTATTCAAAAGAAAATGAAAGAAATTAAAAAAGAGATACATCATATTTCAAATAATTCTCACAGGGATAAATATTATTCCAATACAGCTCACATTTTGTATGATTATTACGACACCTTCAAGAATATACAAAAAAAGAATACAAAACAATCAACTAGTATAAGCGATGTGTTTCAAAAAAAAAAAAAGAACAAAGAGCAAAAAGTAAAAAGTCAGAGATCCAACTTATTAGATAAGTATATAAGAATTGTGGAACCGAAAAAATACAAACCTTCATTTACTTTCTCTAGTAAGGAAATAAGTTTATGTAAAAAATGTGAAATTGAAATGATTTTGGTTCAATCGGAAGGTAATATGATATGTACAAATTGTGGCAGAGAAGAAAATATTCTTATAGATAGTGATAAACCAAGTTATAAAGATCCTCCTCCGGAAGCTGGGGAATTTACATATAAAAGAATTAATCGGTTTGATGAATGGATCACACAATATCAAGCAAAAGAAACAACAGAAATACCACAAGAAGTAATTGATAGCATTTTACTAGAAATCAAAAAAGAAAATATTAAAGATATATCAAAATTATCTACAAAAAGAATTCGTGGATACTTGAAGAAATTAAAATTAAATAAATATTATGAGCATATACCACATATTATTTATTGTATTAATGGAATCTCGACTCCCAAATTATCTTTAGAAATTGAAGAAAAGCTTCGTTATATGTTTAGACAAATACAGGATATTTTTGATTCGGTTTGTCCAAGTGATAGAACCAATTTTTTATCATATTCTTATTTATTACGAAAACTATTAGAACTTCTAGGAGAAGATGAACATAAAAAGTTTTTTCGCTTACACAAGAGTCGTGAAAAAATATATCAACATGATAAAGTATGGCAAAAAATATGTAAAAAGTTAGGTTGGCAGTATATACGAACTGTGTAATAGAGAAAATATAAAATACAATTTCATACTATATTAACTTATGAATATTTCATGATTAGTAGAACTTGTTTTATAACCTGTCGGAGAAAAGTATTTAGGAAGAGGTGTTCCTGATAGTTTAGAATATACAAGAAGGAATATAGATAATAATGGGGTAAAAGGAATAACCCACTCATCTGTTGGTCTTTTTAGAATAGATATATACTTGGTTTTTGTAAAATGTGATGGAATAAATGATAAAAAGCGATATAATATTAATAATAATAATTCTATACCAGGATGAGACATACCAATAGAAAAATTAATTAATACAATACTAACAAAAAGAGGTAATAAACCTAATAATGAAGTAAATGTAAAAGAAATAAATTTCATATGTGGTATATTTTCATTATTATTAAATATAATTGAAACAAGAATGATAAAACTAAGTGTCATAAAAATACAACCAACAGCAAATGTAGATGATTGTGTTTTTTCATAATCATATTCTGCTTCTAATTCTTCCTTATCTTTTACTATAGTAGTATCTTCATCATCTACATTTTTATTATTTTTGTTATTTATATTTATAAAATGTATAGAAAAAACAAGTAATGTAAGTATAAAAAGGGGTATTAAAATATATTTTATAAACTGTCTTAATCCGCCTCGTAAAACAGATAATCTTTTATATATGTCATATTTAATTATAAGGAACACTAATGTTAAAGTTATTGGTAATAATATAATACCAAATAAGGATACTACATTTCCTGTAACAAAATTATCACTTTTGTATGTATATGCGTCGGAAAGGAATAATAGTAATCCTATAACTCCACATACAAGAGCACCAATAGCATAGGACCAACCACCACCTTTTCCTGAAAATTTTCCTATTACAGAACCAATAATAATAAAAGCAAAAAGTGAAAGGATACCGATACCAGTATCAATATAATGTCTAAATTCAGGAGCAAAAAGGAATATCAGTGGAATTGCTAAATAAGAAAACATAGACTTATATGTATTTTTGGGTTTTGTTTTTCCATCTCTCGAAGAATAATACAAACTTCCTCCTAGACTTGTTAGAAAAAAAGCAATAATAATACCTTTGTACCAACCATTTCTCGACTTACTAGTAAATTCTATTTCTTCGGTTGGGTTATCTATATCTTTGTCTTCTTTATTTGTAATCTCGTGTTTTTCTTTGTATGTAAAAGAATGTATAATAATAAATAAAACAGAAAATACAAAGGTAATAACAATATGTGTGCTATTGTCTGTTATATCTTTCAAAAATATAGAAGATACAAAAATTAATATATATATAATAATACTTGGGATAAAATGTGTCTTACCATGAAAGAATACAAATACAATAATAGTTACAACAGTAAATAGAGAATATATATTATTTTTTAATTGTTCTTGAATACTACTTTCGTACATATCTTTATTTGTGAAAAGAGAAAGAAATAAAGATTCACTTATTTTAGGATCTTTTACAGGATTTCCTGGAAGAATTGTTTTTAATAGAATACGAAGTAATATAAATACAGTAATAAATTGTAATAATCCTTTAAAAATTTTACCGGAGTCTGAATTTTCCGATAAATAATAATCTAACCATTCTTGTGTAAATGCTGGATAATTATATTGTAATTTTCTATCGTGTAATCTATTTGTAATACGACACATTTCATATGCGATTAATGTATTTAGTTTATCATTTCTCACTATTAAACCATCTTCTTCATCTTTTGTAGCTTCATTCAATTTTTCTTTAAATGTTGTATATAAATCACAATTTTCTTTTTCTACTTTTCGTATAGATTCTTTCCATAATTTACTTATTAAAGGTTTTTTATCGCCAAAATAATCATCATATTTTTTTTTTATTTCATTATCACATCCACAAAAGGCATATAATTGGTCTTTTCGTTTCAATAATGTATTATATGTATAATAATCTTTTATATTATTATCTTTTACATCTTCACCTAGAACACTTACAGATTCATTTTTATATTTAGAAGGACACATAAGTGTACTTGATACTTTTTTACAAGTTTCTGAAGACGGGTCTTCTGGTGGTGTTGGAGGTGTTTCATTGGTACAATAACATGTATCTTTACACAAGGTTCCTTTATATTCTTTTTTATAATCTGTACATAATTTAGTACAAGCTTCTTGTGTGTTACATCCGTCTTGTCCCGTATAATCTGCTGAAACCTGACATTGATCGTGTAATGTACCTGTATCACAAGTATTCATACCATTATCGTCACTATATTCTCCACACTTCTTTTTTACATTTTTACAATAACATTTTCCATCAGTACCAACCTCAGATTCTGAAGTATAAAATGTAGTTTTACAAGCAGTTTTACACTTTTTTTTTTTTGTATCATCATTATCACCAGATTCAAAAGTATAATTACTATTACATTTAGTAGAATCTTTCGTTTTATTACATGGTTCTATATCTGAACTAGTTACTACCATATTATAGAATATACAAGTATATATTATATAAGCATATAATTTAATACAAAAAACATTTTTTTTATTATTTTGAATTGGCGGACAAGATAAATAATATAAAATATATAACTATACACAAAATACACAAAATACATAAAAATATATATATTGAAAGAACTATATGTTCAGGAATACCTTGAATAAAAAATAGTCTTGATCTATAAAATATAGTAAGTATAAAAAATAGTAATCCAAGTAGTGTATAATGTATATCTTTTTGTATAGATACATTATTAGTAAAAATAATACTTTTCTTGTACTCTATTTTGTCTGAAAAAAAATTAGAAACAATAATATATAAAAGATATGAAAATGGGTTAGATACACTTACATATATTGGAAAATAAAAAAGACCATAAAAAATATATTTGGATAGTTTTTGAATAATAAGAGAAAAATGTTGTAATAAAGAAACAATGTGAGGACATTCTACAGAAGATGTATTATCTATTATAATAGATACTAGTTCTTTTGGACGAAGTATTAAAGGGAATACAATATACAAACATACAAAGAGTATTGTATAGAAAAAAATAAATGCAATTACTCCATTTTTAGTTTTAGTATCATCTTTTGTATCATGTATATCATCTATATATGTCTTATAGATTCTATATACAATAAAAGAAAAAATACTATAAAATAATATATATAAAATAGATAAAACTATAGGATGTTTAAAAATAGATAAACCTATATGATTTGTATTCTTTTTTTTTACAAAAAAAAGAATAAGGAACAAGATGACTCCACATAATAAACATAATCCATAAAATACAACTTCATTATATAAGAATTTTGTAATTGTTTCTACTTTTATTTCCTTATTATCTCCACTAAATATATCAGGTCCAATATCTGGATTTTTAATATCTTCATCATATACTTGTATAGGCATAGTACTATAATACTATCAATATATACAATTATAAAATACAAAAAAAATAATTATATATATTAATACTATATATATATAAAAAAAATTATCAATGAATTTCTCTAAATCTGTTAAAAAATTTCAAAAAAAACTTATGAAAAAAGGTAGTTGGGTACATGTTGCAATTGTTGTAAGTGTTGTATTACTTTTAGTAGGTGTACTTTGGCCTAGAAAGAAATTGGGTATTCGTATGGTTCCAGTAGAAGGAACTACGCACTTCAAAGCTGTTTTAGAACATTTTGTTGAGGGTAATGAACAAGCTGAAGGTAATAAATCAAAATGTATTTTATTTAAATCAGAAAAGTGTGGGCATTGTAAAAATTTAAAACCAGAATGGGACAAATGTAAAAATGATACAGAATTAACTGATAAAATAGACCTTATAGAATATGATTCTACAATACCTGATGATAAGAAAGTTATTGAAAAACAAGGAATTAGAGGTTTTCCCACAATAAGACTTTATTCAAATGGATTTGACCCAAAAGTGAGTAATAATAATAATTTTAAAGAATATAAAGGTGAAAGAACTTATGCT